CAGCACCACAACAGTTTTCAGCGCTGCGATCAGCGCCACGGGCGGGACCTACCCCCTAACGTTCGGGGGGCAAACCACCGCTACGCCGCTCGCCTGGAATGCCCCTATCGCGACCGTGCAGGCAGCCCTCGAAGGGTTATCCTCAGTCGGCGCAGGCAAAGTCACCGTCACCGGGTCAGCCAGCAACTGGATGGCCATCTTCAAACTGGCTGGCACACTGACCAGTTCGTCGACCAGCCTGACCGGCTCCGGGCACTCGATCACCCTCACATCCGGCATCCCGTTCGACGCTGTCGCGGCCACCGTGCAGTCTGCCCTGCAGGCCCTCCCCTCAGTCGGGCCGGGCAATGTCACCGTCACCGGAACCCCCGCCGCGTTCCTCGTCGTGTTCAACTCCAGCATCGGTGGTGTCCTCACCAGTTCAGCGGCCAACCTGACCGGCCCCGGCGCCGCCGTGAACATCGACTACGCCCTGAGTACTGGCTATTTCAACCTGTGGAACCCCACTGATCAGACCGAGTGGCTTGAGTGGGTCTTCGACCCGGCGCAGCAGTGGTCGTGGCCGGACTACTCCTGGGGGCAAGAACTCCGATTCAACCGCCCGACCGGGGCCGACGCCGCCCGGATGATCGTCAGCCCACCGTTGACGCAGCTGCTCTCCGTGATGTCAGACCCCCTGCAGGACACCTATGTGAACGCGGACCTCTCCAACGCGGCAGGGCTGTTCAACGGGGTCGAACCCCGCTACGGCATCCCGCCGTACACTGCCTCCGTGTCGTCTCCGGTGGTTGCTCCGGTGACCTGCAGGGGCCCGAAGGGATCAACAGCGACGCTCCGGCAGAGACGTTTCTGGAGCGCTGAAAGCGGGCTCGAATGATTGAGATCACCCCGGAGGGCATTGCTGTTGTCGAGGCCGGGCTGTCGCTCCGGCAAGCACATGAGATCAAGACCGGCTGCAGCCCGGATGACCTCTGCCAGGAGTGCCGGACCGCGATAGGGGACGACGAATGACTGTCGCCGCCTACGCTGAGCCTTTCGTCGGGACCGATCACGACCTGTTCACCGCGTGGGCGCGGGAGACCCGGCGCTACAGGGTCGAAAGGTCCTACGACAAGCCGAGTGTGGCTCTCTACGACGGTAACTGGGTCTTCCGGGGCCGCGTCTACGGGGAGATCGCCGGGAGCATGGCGCTGGAGGTCAACGAGTCCGGCCTCATCAAGCTGCGGCTCCCCATCGACGTCAACGACAAGCGCCGCACCTGGGCCGCGTTCTGGTGCCTCGATCAGGATGCGCGGGGCACCGCGAACATTCACATCATCGTCGAGACGGTCGGGGCCCGCATCGGTGGCCGGATGAAACCCAAGTCGGGGGTGAAGGTCCGGCGCAGCAAGGACGGCGACGAGGTATCCATCGAGTTCCTGGAGGACACCGAGGAGCTGAAATTCGTTCACACAGCAGGTAATCCGTTCCTCCCGTTGAATCTCATCCAGCAGCCCAAGGCGTGGATGCTGTTCATGCAGGCCGACGATGCCCTCCGGCTGACCCTCGTATGCAACCTGATCCGCAACCAGCTGACGAACATCTCCATCGCCAATATCCTCGGGCTGCTCAACCCGGCCAACTGGACGATCGACAACCTGCTCAACCTATTCGGGATCTGGAATCAGTCGCAGATCGTGGTGGTACCCAAGGCAATTGGCACGTCTGTGGAGCCGTTTGCGCTCGCGGTCGGGAGCATCCGAACGTCGTTCTTTGATGTGGCTGCCCCCATCCTGGAAGACGCCGAGTTGCAGATGGTGACCCGCCGATACCTGACCGGGGACCCGGAGCCGTTCCCCGGCGCGGGCACCGCCTGGCGCAACGGAACCCTGTTCGTCGACTTTGTGAACAAGTCCGGATACCGGTCCGGGACCTCCCTCGGAGGCAACCTGCTGACCGGCCTCACCCGGACTATCGGCAGCCTCACAGCCAACAACGTGGAGGACTCCTACAACCTGTTCACCGGCGCTCAGTACGACACCAACCAATTCCGGCTCCCCGCTTGGCTGGCCACGCCACCGGCAGACCCCTACGTCGTGTACGTAGACGGGGATTTCACTGGTATCCAAGAGTCGGAGTTCGCGATCTCACCCGGTGGGGCCTGCCGGATCACTGCCGGAGGCCAGTCGATGCCCGGCGTCAACGAGATCATCAAAGCATTCGTCGAGTACGGCGGGGACGTACTTGGCGACAACCTGAATATCGCTCTGAGTGCTATCGCTGGTGTCGACGTCACTGTGGGGTCCCTCGGCGGCGCGCTCAATGCGTTCCTCGAACCGATCTACAAGGACTCGATCCTCGCCTACAACAGCGTGCCGCTGATCCTCCGGGCAGCCGCCCAGGGCTGGGGGCACTACCTCGAAACCGCATCCACCAACGTCACTCAGGCGTTCACTGCCGCGTCGGTCACAGATCTGCGGGCCCGCCGCAGGGAGACTGACCCCGGCACCGAGTTCACACTCAAAATTGCCAACTGCACACCGTGGATTATTGGGGACAACGGGTTTGGGCATTACTGGCTAGGCGACCGGGTAGGCGGCACCAACAAATATCTTCTGCCTCACGTGTACACGCGGCGGTGCCGTTCCCTCAACTTCGATTGGGACAAAGAGGGATTGAAGATTGAGGGATCGTTCGGCGACAAGCGTAAAGAAAAGGATCTGTTCGACCGGATCGCCGAACTCACCACCAAGGCCGCGACTGGCCTCACACAGATCGGACTGCTATGACCACATCCGACGATCAGCCCTTCGTGCCGGGGCAGGGCCACTCAACAGACCCTCAGGACATCAACGACATCATCGTGCCCCGGAAGATCCCCGACCTCGACGACAGGGACGGTCAGATCAAGGCGCTGACAGGTGCCCTCGCGAGCGCGCTCCTCACCGCTACAGAGATGCCCATCCACATGCTGACCGACGTGCTCGACCCCATCGCGAAGCAGCTCCAGGCCTACGGGGTCCGGCAGACCGCCGACATCGACCCGACCGCGATGCACGCCCCGGCGTGGATCACTGACGGCGCCACACAGATGGCTCAGCCGGTCCCGGAGCAGCAGAACCACCAGACTGCAGATCCCGTCGTCGTACGGACGGCTGAGGCCCCAAAGATCCCTAAGCGGTTCCCCTCCGGCAGCCGCGCTAAGGCAGTCGCGCCTATTGATGTGCCGGTGATCGATCTGTGACCGCCCCCGGAGGTACCCCCGGCCTCCCCGGTGGAATAGTCCTGACCCTCGAAAATCTCGCATCCCGGCTGCAGGATCACACCTCCACGGCGACGAAGGGCCGCGCTCTGGAATGGTTCCCCTCCCTGGCGAACAACACGACGGGCGGTGACCCGTCCGCGCCGCTGTCGCCGTTCGGGCTCCTGACCGACTTCTGGGCACGATGGAATGCAACCATCGCCAACGCGGACCCGAGTGCAGTCAACAGCGTCGAGGACCTCGGCCCCCTGTTCATCGAGTTCGTTGAGAACCTCCCCTTTGTCGGCCAGTTCGTCGGGCTCCTAGAGGCACTTCTCGGGACCTACACCGGCACCGACCAAACGCTGCTGAGCCTCCAATCGCTATTCACCCCGGTCCGGCTGCTGATCGGGCTCGTCCCCGGCCTCACGGCGCTGCTCGCACTGGTGGGGATTAACCCCGGAACCGGGGCCAGCCAGACACCGGGGAGCAACCCGCTCGACTCGCTATTCGGCTCGTTCAACAAGGGGCTCACCGACCTCGGCGGGCTGTTCCAACAGATATTCGGGCAGCAGGCCACGCAACAGGCGCAGACCAACACCCTGGCCAGCAGCGGGTTCACCCACGATTTCTCGAGCAACGGGGTCACCGGCTGGACTGCCCTCGTCGGCGCGTTCGTGCTCAGCGCCCGAGGGCTGTTCGTGCAGGCTGCCTCCGAGACCGTCGCCTACCGGGCATCGGGTGTGGCTGCAGATAAGTTCGGGATGCACTTCATCGTCACCCCGTCGATGCACGGCTTGGCGCGCGGGGGGATCTGCTCCCCCTCGGACGGGTCCAGCGGGGTCGACCTGGAGGTGTACCGGGGATTCGACGGGGACGCGCTCCGGCTCGTCACCCGGGGCTCTCCCAGACTCACCGTCGTGCAGCAGCAAGCCGACTTTATCGGCGCCAACCGGCTAGGTGACCTCACTGCCCTCGACCTGCGAACTGATGGGGTCAGCAAGGTCACGGCTCTCCGCAACCTGCAGCCGGTCCGGTGGAATGACGGCACTTTCGAGTGGCCTGATGGCGGTACGCTCACCCATAACTCCACCACACGGGGAGTTCTCCTGACCTCCAACGGGGATGATCGAAACGATGACGGGTTCTGGGGTCCAGCAATCACCAGCAAGGCGATTACCTACGGGACGTGGTGACTGATGCCCGAGAGCGTGTGCCCTAGCTGCCTCGAAAGCAAAGAGTGCGAACACGAATGGCATCCCGAGGTGCCCCGACCAGGGCACATCATCGACGACCCGATCTGCGACGACTGCCACGCCTCCCTGCGGCGGGTCGCCGGCCAAGATGAGAACCCGCTGACGGGGGTAGCTCCCCCGCATCCGGCAAGCATGGAGGCCCGAGAGGGCCTGCTACGCATGAGCGCACGCGGGGCCGTTTTATGACCGAATAGCTTTACCCGTCAACAGGATTCATCACTAGAGCAAAGGAATTGAGAAATGGCAGCACCAGGACTATGGACTCCCACGAATACGGGGCTCACTAAGATCGCCAACGGTCAGTTCGACATTGACACTGACACTTACAAGATCGCGCTGTTCACCTCCGCGACGAACCTCGGCGTGGCATCAACCACCTTCGCAGGTGTGACCAACGAGCTCGCCGCCGCCAACGGCTACGCCGCGGGCGGTATCGCGGCAGCGATGACCATCACGACCGGCGCAGCGACCGCTGTGTCGGATGCCGTGTGGGGCACCCCATCCGGCAACTCGGTGACCATCACCTCGGCGGGCAACAACCTTCCGGTGATCCAGGCCAACTCGATGTTCCGGGTCCGGAGCCACCCAACGGCAGCCAACGAGGGCCTGTACTTCGCGACGGCTACCTCCACAGCCGGATCTCTCTCGGCTATCAAGGTCGGGTCGGCCCCTGTCGCGTCGGCGTCATCGGCGGTCAATGTGAAGTTGCCCGACACGATCCAGATTCCAACCAACGCGGTGTGGACTGCCTCCGGTGGCAGCCTTGTCGCCCGGTATGCCGCGCTCTACGAGGTGGCCGGGGACGTGCTGGCTTACTGCCTGCTCGACTCGGCTCCGGCTGACGTGACTGTCACGACCGGCAACACGCTCACCATCGACTCGGACGGAACCCCAGCCCCCGTCTTCTCATTCGTATAAGGGAGAGCGAAAACGTATGGCACTCTACAAGATTTACAATGCGCCGATGCCGACAACGGCATCTATCGTGCCGGTCGCAACGGGCACGGCGATCAAGACGCTGCTGCAGGTGGTGCCCAGCGCGACGAACGGGGTGAAGGTCAAGGAATGGGGCATCTCCATGGATGCCTCAGCAGCGGCCACGCCGGGGATCTGCGAGCTGATCGAAACCGACGTCGCCGCAACGGTTACTGCGCATGTCACGTCGGGCATTCATAAGCTCGACGCGCAGGCGCTGAACAACGGTGACCCGGTGACCAACCTCGTTCAGGTCGGGACCGCGCTGACCGGGTATACCGCGTCGGCGGAGGGCACGATCACGGCAGTCCGGGAGCTGGATGCGCAGCAGATCGCGCCCACGAATCAGTATGTGTACCAGTGGGTCCTCGGCAACGAGGGCATCATCCAGCCCGGCAAGTTCGGGCGCATCCGCGTGAAGTTCGGGGCATCCGTAAATGCGCTCTGCTACATGGTGATCGAGGTCTAAGCCGCCTGTGCCTGTTCTCTTCGACGCATCGGCGGTCAGCTCAGCATCTGGCCTGCAGACAGGCACGCTGAGCCAATTGTGGACGCAAGATGTAGCGGGCAACTGCGGGCTGGTCGCAGTGATATGCAGCAATGCTGGGTCTGCGACAGGTGTGCCGTCCGGGACGCCGACCGCGAGCATCGGCGGGACAGGGATTTCCTACCTCGGCTCAGTGCTGATGGGCAACACGAGTATCGGCGGGTTTATCGCCGTGTTCGGAGGCTTAGGCATCCCTAACGGCTCGGCGAAAACGTGCACATACAGCATCACCAACTCGGGCCTGAACTTCGCCAATGCTTTCGGGATGTCGTTCACCTACTCGGGTGTGTTATCAATTGGCACCTTGCAGACGGCGTTTGGTTCTGCCGGGCTGGCGTCGGTGACGGTGGCATCGGCTGTTGGCCGTCTAGTGTGGGGCGCTCTCGGGCAGTACCAGGCCGGTGCCTACACCGGGTTCACGCTCACGTCACGGCAGAGCAACGGCGGCTCTGCGCCGGGGTATATCGCTGGTGACGGGGCCGGATCGTCGTCAGTGGTGGTGAGTGGCACGTCAACGGCTGGCGCGTTCGCTGCTGCGGGCATCGAGTTGCTGCCTGCCCCAACGCTTGTCGTGCCTAACTTGAAGGTGACGCAGGCTATCAACCGGGCATCGAGGTACTGAAATGGCGATCAGGGGTAGGTCGTATCCGGCGCGACCGTTCTTTGGTCGGGCGCTCCCTCCTGTCATATCAACGGTGATCACGCCGGGCGGCGGGGTCTTCGCGGTGATGGGTTCCGCGCCCACAGTGACGGCGACAGCGAATGTGAAGCTCACGCCCGGCGCTGGGGTATTCGCGGTCGCCGGTTCAGCCCCAGCAGTGACGGTGACAGCCAACGTGAAGGTTGCGCCATCCGGTGCCACGGTAGCTGTGATGGGTTATGCGCCAACGGTTACCGTCACAGCGAACGTTGTTATCACTCCCAGCCCGGCGACTGTTGCCTTCGCGGGGCTCGCACCGAATATCGTCACCTCCGGCAATAAGCTGTTCGTGCCCGGTACTGGGCAGTTCGCGTTCGCCGGTTCTGCCCCAACAGTGTTGACGCCCCGAACCGTTGTCCCCGGCCCTGGCACCTTCGCCGTCGCCGGTTATGCGCCCACAGTGACCGTGACGGCCAATAAGGTGATTACGCCGGGCGCGGCGACTGTGGCGCTCAGCGGTGCCCCGCCAGCCGTCAGCGCGACAGCGAATGTGTTCGTCACGCCGGGCACCTCGCAGTTCGCTCTCCGGGGCTGGCCCCCCACGCTGGGGAGTAACACGATCATTCGGCCCGGCCTAGGAGCCACGGTCGCGATAGTCGGTTACGCGCCCTCCGTGACGGTCGCGACGGCGCCGGTTAACTTCATCGACTACGGCTGGTGCCAATCGGAGATCCCTTGGGGCGCAGCGTCACCCGTCCCGATGACCGAAGAGAAGCAACGCGGCATCCTGCAGGGCATTAAAGCCATCGGCGGCTCCCGCGTCCGCATGGGCGTACAAGTCGGGACGTGGGCTGACCTGGATCTCTCAGTGAACTTGGCTGTGGCAGCCGGGCTTAAGCCGCTGCTGGTCATCATGGGGAACACCACGCTGGGGTACGACGGGTCGGTGAGGTCCTATGCGGCACTGTGCAAAGCAGTGGCAACACGCTACATGGATAGGGTCGATACCTACGAGCTGTTCAACGAAGCCAACAATGTGTTCTTCAACGAACCGAAGCAGGCTGTTGCAGGGTTCGCGGACTACATCAAGGCCGGGTATACGGCGATCAAATCGGTGCAGCCGTCAGCGTTTGTGATTCCTGCCGGGACCGTCCCCACCTACGATGTCGCGTTCGGGTGGGCGCAGAACCCGGTTGACTGGTACAAGGGGCTGTATGCGGCTGGGTGCCGAGATTTCATGGACGGCATAGCTTTTCACCTCTACTGCGAGGAGGCGCCGACCCCGACTATCCGGCAGTGGAAATACATGCTCGACATCCGGGACCTGATGGTCGCCCAGGGCGACGGTGCCAAAAAGATCTTCGTCACCGAGGTAGGGACCTCCTATCCCGGCCCCGGAATCACCGACACCATCATCGAGCGCGACTGGCTCAAGATCATGGTCGACGCCATCATCGCCTACCCGTGGTGCTCCTGGTTCACCGTCTACAACTTTCAGAACTCGTCGAACAACACAACCGATTCGACCGGCTCCAACTACGGCATCCGGACCTACGACGGCGCCAACAAAGAACCGAAGTACTCCTATGCCGCCACGATCTCCGCGACGCCGGTCGACCCTGGCGACATCACCCCGCCTAGCCCCCCGACGAATGCTGCCTGCAACCTGACCACGACGACAACGGCCTCGGTGACGTGGACGCCCGCTACCGATGACGTGGGGGTCACGGTGTACAAGGTATATGACGCCGACACGGGCAATGTGCTCGGGCAAACCAGCCAGATCGGCCAGGTGGCACTGCTTCTGACGAACCTGATCCCCTCCACGGGGTACAACGGGTACGTCACCGCATTCGACGCTGCAGGGCACGAGAGCCCCCACAGCAACACGTTCCCCTTCCACACAGCAGCCCCCATGGGTGTGCAGCAGGCCTACACCTACGACATGGCCGACTCACCCTCGGTGCCGCTCGTGTTCGACCAGTGGGACGACGGATTCGCTGTCACTGCCGGTGTCGCGCGGCCCAATACGCCCACCGTGGACAAGCAGTACTGGTCGGCCCAGCCGTACACCCTTCCCCTGCAGACCCCCGACCACTACGCCGAGATCGAGGTCGACACTGCTGCTCTCTCCTCAGACCGGTCGGCCATCGTGTGGATCCGGGTTAACGCGGACGGCAGCCAGCGTGTCGGGGTCCGTATCCGAGGTGGCGGGCAAGTCGATGCCTGCGAGATCTTCACCTTCATCAACGGTGTGATCAAGGTCCGCGCCGCGATCAACGCGGCCCCCCTGCAAGGCGGCGGTGTCGAGAGGCTCCGCGCTACTGCTGACGGCGTGAAGTACACAGCATCGCGTGTCAAAGATGGCACCGTTACCGACCTTGGGCAGCCGTGGGTCGACGTGAACGGTGAATACCCCGGCCCCGCAAACGTTCTCACAGCAATCGGCTGGGAATACCTCCGCGTTAACGGGGTCTACTACCCGCCGCAGGGGATCACCAAGTTCCACGCTGCCGACCTCCGGGCGGTGCAGCCATCAGTGGGCACTGGTGCAGCGCCGTGGACGTTCTCGATTGTCAAGGAATCGAAGCGGGGACTCGTCAAGGCCAGTCAACGATGGCAAACTGCACTCAACTAGGAGACACACAACTATGTCCGTGAACATCACCACTGCCCCAAATGTGCGTCCCGGCGTGCTATTCCGGAAGATGGTCACCACCTCCGACCAGACGATCTACGCCCCCTCCGGGTTCGGCGCGCAGATCGTGACTCTGAACCTCGTGAACCAGACCGCGACGGACTGCCCGGTGACGATGACGATCCTCAGGGCCGGGGATGCCCTCACTGATGGCATCGGCTACCTATTCCAGGAGACCATCAAAGCCATAGGCACCACGCCGGGGGTGAACCGTCTGACCCTCAGCGAGATCAACCTCGACGACGGCGACTCCATCAGCATCAAGTCGAACGGCGCGAGCAATGCTGTCGCGATCACTGGTGTGGGTTGGGAATACGGCGCCAGCGGTGTCGTGCTCTCCGGCATCCAGGACGACGGCATCGGTGACTGTGCCTGGGCGTCGAACGTGACTCAGGTCGACGCGAAGTGCGATGTGGGCAACGGCCCGAACCGGGCCTTGACGGCGGCAATGATCGTCATTCACGAATCAGGCGGCGTCGGGTACGCCAGCTACGACACGCTGGGGATGAACTGCGGTGCCGGACTCACGTCGATGGGAACCCCGAAGGTCTCGGCCAACTTCAGCCAGTCGAGCAACATCAACGGCAGCGTCCACCTGTTCGGGCTGCTCGGTCCGGTAGCTAGCACCCGTCACACCGTTCGGGGGATCGCCTCGAAGGCGGGTCAGGCGATGGACATTATCGTGTTGCCGATGTCGCTGACCGGCGTCGGTAGCTTCGCCGGGTTTGCCTCTGATGTCCCTGCCGGCGGCGCACAAACGGCGTTGAACCTGCCGATAGCCACTGCCCTCGGGGAGCGTGTCCTGTGGGCTGCAGGCTGCGAGCAAGCTCCCCAGGGTTTGAAGGCCATCGACGGCAGCTCGAAGAACACCGGACGTATCCGGCAACTGGATGGCTCGACCTCGGTGGCGTTCGCCGTGCCGCACTTTGGCATCCTGCTCGATGCGCTGGGGATCGCCGGAACGTTGACGCTGACCAGCCGCAACACGATCTATCACACTGCTGTCGGGATGCGCTGCATTCCTGCCTAAGCGTTAATTGGGCGGTGTCGTTCTACCGGATCTCAGGGAACGGGCCTACCGTTGGGGCCGAACGCGTTTGCCCGACCCTCGACCCAGAGAGGCAAGAATGATCACCGAAAATGGGTGGCCGTCATGCGGCATCGACGGCTGCACAAGCAATCCGATCCCCGGCACGAACGTCAGCATTCCGCTGCAGTCCGGCATCCCCAACACAATCATGAAGGCGTTCGCTGCCGCGTTCAACGTGAACGTGCAGCCGCTCCGGCAGGCCGACACGGGGGGCTGGACTCCCACCAACTCAGTCGCCACCTCGAACCATCTCGGGGGCACCGCGATGGATCTTCGGTGGGAGGACCACCCGATGGGGAATGCATATGCGGGCTACTCTGCAGACCAAATCGCAACGGTCCGTGAAATGTTGGCGTTCTTCGAGGGCATGATCTTCTGGGGCAACGACTGGACCTCTCCGAAGGACTCGATGCACTTCCAGATGGGGTATGGCACCTTCAACAATCAGGCGAAGTGCAACGACTTCATCAGGCGGAAGATCCAAAGCAACGGGGTGTCGACGTTCCGGCAGGGGCCGGTCGACCCGAACGCATTCCCCCTGCCCTCCGGCTACTACTGGGGGCCGCTCGACGCGCCGGATCAGAGTATCTCCGGGCAGGCCAACGAAGATCAGTCGTGGCTCGACGGGCTCGGCAGATGGCAAGCCTCCCTCGGCATTCCGGTCACCAAGAAGTGGGATGCGGCGACGATGAACGCCGCGACCGTCCTGCAGAAGCAGAAAGGCTGGCCACCGAACCCTGACATCAAAGTTAACGGCGGTTTCGGCGGCGTCTACGAAGGCGAATGGAACGTCGTCATCCGGGACGGGTGGAGGCTGCCCGGAGCAGGCCCCGCACCGGCCCCCACGCCCAAGCCGGTCATAGTCGGGCCCGCTAACGACCAGCTCAATATGCGGTTCCTCAAGCTGGGTGGTCAGACGCTTGTCGAGGCCGTAGCCGAGATTAGGGATCACCTCCTCGGCACCAGTGACAAGGACAAAGAGGGCGTGGTGGTCGAGTGATACTCAAGCTTGGGTCTAGCGGCCCGGAGGTCGGACGGTTCTTCGACTACTTCACGAAGTGGGCATCCGGCTATGCGTTCCTACTCGGGCGGCGAGACCTGTACTACGGCAAGGACGAAGCCGCATTCACCCGTGAATTGCAACGCCGCCTCGGGGTTCCGATTACCGGCGCTTTCGGTGACGCGGAGGCAGCCAGGACTGGTTACCGCTGGACCGGCACCACGACACCCCCTGCAGTGCAGCAGGTTCGCCCGATCTGGGCGTACTCGGCTCCCGGCTCCGGCGCTCCCGGCGACGTGGGCCCACCCTTCCAGCTCGGGGAACGCTGTAAGCGGGAACTGAACATTCATCACCAGTGGGTCGGGTACCCCATCGGCGGTTACCTCGGAGTCATGGGCGGCGATCCCCGGTACAGCTACAACGACATTATCGGGTTCGAGGACCGGGAACTCGAGCGACTCCTCTGGCTCAACCCTGACGTGGTGCAAGCGATAGCCGCGCGCCGGTTGAACCGCAATGCTGCAGTGGCCGTTGAACTTTGGTTCTTCGCCTACTCGCAGTCAGCGGACGGGATGCGGCGTGCGATCCTGCGGCTGTTCGGCGACGGGGGACCGTTCGAGGTGCTCCGCGACCGCATCAACGGGCTGGTGCTGTTCGGAGATCCGGGCACACCTAAGACGGGGATTTCTGGCCTGTCGTACCCGCTGTGGTTGGAGCTTCTGTGCTCAGAGATCAACTACCCCAACGACTTCTATGCTGTCGCGCCGGACAAGATCCGGAGGGCAATGTTCGGCATCATCGTCGAGGCTCAGATGGAATTGCCATTCTTTGTGCATGTGCTCCGGCTAGCAGTGCGGATCATCCCGGACTGGCTGACGCTCGGCGCTCCTGTCGTCGGGCCCCTCCTCGGGGGGCTTGGCGGTCTCCTCGGGAGTCCTGCCGGTGGCGGCGCGTTCGGCGGGCTAGCGCAACTGGCCATCGGCAGCGCGACCGGCCTCACCGGCAACCCGCTGTTTGGGCAGATGATGGGCCTAGCCGGAGGGCCGGGAGACCAGAAGGTCGACAACGACCTGTACAACCTGCTCACCCCGACCGGCGTACTGTCCAGCATCCCCGACATGATCGGCCTTGTTGCTGCCCTGCCGGGGCTGCAGGCACACGGCGGGTACGAGTTCGACCCCGCCATGATGGACCGGGCATTCCAAGTCATCGCCGGGTTCCGGCGCTGAAAGTTGCACCGACGCAAAGGAGATTGACCGACATGCAAGTGCCAGTGTGGGTGAAGGACACGGCGGAACGCGCCGGGTGGACGTTTGTGGCATCGTTCATCGGTGCTGCCGGGTATCAGGTCGGCGCACATTTCGAGGACATCAACTGGGTTGCCTCCCTTGACGTTGCTGCTGTAGCGACGGTGTTCTCCACACTTAAGTCGACCATCGTTGCTCATACGCCGCTGGGAGACCCCGGCACAGCGTCCAGCGTGAAGCTAACTACGAGCTAGTGGCACCGTGGCAAGGTCCACGCCACCGCAGCTGGGCATCAGATACCAGCATTGCGACGGTGATGGCCTCCCTCGTCGTGATCGTCTATATCGTGTGGGAGGCGGTCGGGACGGCCCCCCAGGGGATGGTCACACTCGTCGGCGTGGCCGGAGGCGCACTGTTCGGCGCGGTCTCCGGCGACAAGAAGAAACGTTCCAAGGACATCGAGCAGACCGCCGTGCGTGCTGAGACGAAAGCTGACGACGCCATCGCTAGGGCCGACCGCTCAGAGCAGCGCGAGACCGAGCCGTCGCTTCACCAGGGGGATGGTGATGACAAGTGATCGATGTACTCTCACATCTCGTTTCGTGGTCGTTCGGGATTGGTTTGCTGGCCGGGTTCCTGCTATCCCGGCTCTGGGAGGTCGTCAAGGTGTGCTGGCTTGACCGGCGAAAGCCGTTGCCGGATGGTAGGAAACGATCCAAGTGGCAGGCGGTGCAGATCGACCCGCGCTGGCTATCCGGGCTGATCGCGGTCAGTTTCCTCACGTGGTCGGTGATCACGACAAACAGCAACGCGGCGAACGTGACGAAGGTTGCCGAGGATGCCAAGGCTTTCGCCGCCGAGACACGGCATTGTCAAAAGGTGCTCATCGTGGCGATCAACGCCGGGAGGGCAATCACCACCGAGTACAACGGGCAGTCGCAGGAGCAGCGCAACGCCCTCGCTAACTGGCTGCGAACCCTGCTCGACCCGCCAGCAGACATTGCCCGGCTCCCCGGTGATGATCCGGTCCGGCAGCGGTGGGCAATCGACGTCACGTCCGAGTATTTCAACCACATTGAACAGCTCCAGAAGGAACAGGCGGCCACCGATGCCTCGCGTCCCCCGCTACCTGATCCTGACTGCGGCAGCTAGCGCAACAGTGGTGGCCGGTCTCCTCGCCGCATCCCCGGATGCCCGAGCAGATCCGGCCCCCCACTACGTGTCGTGTCCGGGCGGGTACATCGCCACCTCCCTCGCGGACTGCCCGCCGTTGCCCATCCACCACACGCCGCTGCCGCAGGGGCACGGCGGCGCTGGGGGCGGGCTCCTCGGCGGACTCCTCGGGGGACTCGGCCTATGACACTCCACAGAGATGTCTTGACAGGCGCGTAAGATCCGGCCTTGTGGCAATGCATATCAGCATCGGCGATGATGACATCGAGGCTGCTCTGCACCGCATCAACGAGCGACTGGGCGATATGGCCTGGACCCTCACCCGAATCGAAGGAAAGCAGGATTACATCGTGGCACTCGTAGCAATCGAACAAGGCGACCTCGACGCTGTCGCCACCACCATTTCGCAGGCCGCAGATACGCTGCAGGGCGTCCTCGACTCGGAGACGCCGCTGTCGCCGGCCGATGAGTCCGGCGTGCAGGATGCGTTGACGAAGCTCAAGGCGGTCGGCCCCCGCATTCCGACAAATGCTCCAGCCGTGCCGGTCCCAGATCCCGGCACCACAGACGGAAGCGCGACGCCGCCTGCGACCCCGGATCCGTCCGTGCCCGCCCCGGTTGATCCGTCAGCCCCGGCTCCCGTTGATCCGTCCGTTCCGGCAGACCCTTCGGTCCCGGCCCCGGATCCGTCTGCGACGGACCCGTCGTCGACCACAGGCCTGTAATCCGAAACCAGGCGAAGGTGCCCCCGGCTACGGTCGGGGGCACCTTTCGTTCGACCCCACTGCAGGTAGGCGACTCGCGAGCCCGAAGTGATTGCAGATCTCTCTACAAGGGGCTAGCTTTGCAGCATGTCGCAGACCCTCTCCGTCTCCGCTGTTGCCGCCTTGCACCAGATCTCAGTGAAGACGATCCACCACGCCATCAAGACGGGGCAGCTGAAAGCTGAGAAGCTGCCCGGCGCGACCGCGCCATATCTGCTACGCGCCAAGGACGTTGACTCCTGGCTTGCTAAACGCGCCGAGCTAAATATGCCGGAGAGACCCGGCTCGTCCGGATACTTCGCAGCGCTGGCCCGGCTCGACGAGCTGCCGGACCTTATAGCGCAGCACCACTCGATCACGATGGATCTGTCGCTGGCCGACACGGTGATCGGGTGTATCTGCAGCCCCGGCGTTGAGCGTGACGCCAAGTCGTGGGCGCTGCACCTCCGTGACGTGATGTCCGGAGTCACAGAGACTTCCGGCGCAATCGCGTCGTAAGAAAACCAAACGGCGCCGCTACCCGGACCCTCACAGAACGGGCAGCGACGCCGCGCGACAACCAGAGAGGCAAGGACCCTAGTGTCAGCATCACAGATCATACCCACCGGCAACGTGACAGCAGTGTTCGTATCCGGAGTCGGCAGAAACCGAGCATCGTGCTCGTGCGGTTGGGACGGGCCTCTCCGGGCGCTGCGCTCGCCTGCCCTGCTCGACGCGTACCGGCACGGCGGGCAGGGCATCGGCTGTTTACCCTCGGCCCCCCTCGTCGTCGACGAGAGAGCCCCTCAGAGCCTGTGGAAACGGCTCACCCCGTGGTGGGTGTGGGCGCTGTGCCCGCTGCTGCTGATCCTCGTCGCGATCTGGTCGGCCACGCCCAGCCACGCGGCACCCCCCGGCTGCGAACAGATCCCCTGGGGGTTCCTCGGATCGCAGCAACGCCTGATCTGCGACGGCCCTATCCGCCCAGACGGATCCTGGGAGCGTGAGCGTGTCATCGCCGTCCCGGCTCACTACCAGAACGCGACGAGTCACTGCTACAGCAGCGGCTACTCGTCGGACTGCAGTTTCAGCCCGGCAGGCTGGGTGAATCAGGTCACCATCGAGGACACCAGCTACGTCGTGTTCCCTGACAATGTGCTCGGCAACGAGCCGGGGCACCTCGGATGATCGCCCGGCTCAAGCTGCGGATCCGGGCACGCCGGTTCGGCAGGATGCGCGAGCTGGCCCTCATCGACTGGTGGCTCGCAGAGATCCGGGAATCGCGGTGACCGCTCCGCGCAAGAAACTGTGTCCGGTGTGCTGGCGGTCGGTGGGCCGGACGAAGCGCGATTGCATCGAGGGGCACTGGGACAGCGCGCACAACCCGTGCCTCGCGTCGGGGGAACCGTACCGGATCACGCTCTCCCGCAAGCCTGTTCGTCAGGAGGTCTCGTGAAGACTCGGCCCCCGGAGAAGTGTGAGAACTGCGGGTATGCAGCCCGGTACTCCCGGCAGCAGCCGGGGGAGGTTCCCCGGTACTGCGGGACCTGCCGCCACTGGATGTGCATCGGCTGCATTGCCCACCGGGAGTGCGTCGAGCACGGTCACCTTGTGGTGTCGACTCCGGTCGTCACTGAGGTCCTCCCCGGCATCCCAGCGAACGACGGTCTGTACGGCAAGATCGCTGACACGATCTATCACGCCGACCCGAACTCGCTATCGTCGTCCGGTGCCCGGCTGCTGCTGCCGCCGAGCACTCCGGCTCACTTCCGGGAGAATCAACTCTCAGTGCCAGAGGTGAAGCGTATCTACGACTTTGGGCATGCGGCTCACAAAATGGTGCTCGGGGAGGGAGGTCAGCTGTTCGTGCTCGACCCGAAGATCCATGGTGTCGACGCGAAGGGCAACCTTTCGTCGAAACCGGCTTCGTGTGGGAAGTGGATCGCGGCGGCTCAGAAGGCCCGGAACGAGGGCAAGATCCCGTTGCCTAAGTCGGAGATCCAGAAGGCGCAGCAGATGGCCGGGCAGGTGTTTGCGCATCCGCTCGCGTCGAAGCTGTTCCTGCAGGGCACGCCTGAGGTGTCCGGCTACTGGCATGACGACGACACTGGTATCCGGTGCCGGTTCCGGCCTGACTGGCTCCCGGACCGTCCGGGCCGGATGATCTGCGTCGACTACAAGACCGCCGACGATGCATCTCCGGCAGCATTCGAGAGGGCGTGCATCAACTACGGGTACCACATTCAGGATGCGTGGTACCGGGAAGGTCTCCGGCAGACTGAGATCTCCGACGATGCCGGGTTCGTGTTCATCGTGCAGGAGAAGAAACCGCCCTATCTGGTCAACGTGTTTCAGCTCGAACCGGAGCACGTCGAACTCGGGCGACGCCAAATGCGTAGGGCCATCGAGACCTACGCGGATTGTGTCATCAAGAAGGAATGGCCGGGCTACGGTGACGGCCTTACTACCGTGCGGCTGCCGGGCTATGCGGTGAAACGTATCGAGGCGACCCTCGATGACGAATTATCAACCCTCACAGAGAGATAGAACGAATGACTGAAACAACTGCAGCAGAAGCGACCGCGGGGCCGGACCTCGTAGACGACGCGGAGAAGGCAGCCGAGCACGCCGAATCGGCATCGCTAGCCGTCATCAGGCCGGAGCAGCAACGATTCGACGACAACCAGAAGGCGATCCTCCGGCAGCTCGGCATCGAGGATGCTACTGACGGTGACCTCGACCTGTTCTTCCATGTCTGCCGGACAACAGGTTTGGACCCGTTCCGGAAGCAGATCTACATGATCGGCCGCAACACAAAAGTCTCCGAGTGGGTCGATGACGACCGCGCTCAGAACGGTCGCCGCAAGGTTGATCGGTGGGTCACCAAGTACACGATCCAGGTCGGGATCGACGGCTACCGGCGCAACGTCCGGGAGACGGCGAAGGCCCTCGGGGACACGCTCCGGCTAGAAGGCCCCTGGTACACCGCTGAGGATGACTTCCACATCACCGAAGACGGTGAGGTGATCCAGCACTGGCGGAAAGTGTGGCCCCACAAGTCGGCCCCCTGGGCTGCCCGGTTCCTCGTCATCCGCAACGGAGAGGAGTTCGAAGGCATCGCACACTTCGCCGAGTTCGTGCAAACGAACTACAACGGTGAGCCAAACACTATGTGGGCCAAGATGCCTCGTAATCAGATCGCGAAATGCGCAGAGTCCCTTGCCTATCGGCGGGCCTACCCGGACGACCTATCCGGCCTAATCCTGGAGGATGCTGCTCAGCCGATGGTGCTCGACGAGGATGGCAACGTGATCTCGGAGGGTCGCCCGGTTCGGCAGAAAACGCCCGGCCCGGCACCGATCACCGTCGAGGAGATCCTCTCTGACGAACCGGCACCAGAGGCCGCGCAGGCACCGGCCCCCACGCCGGAGCCGGTCGAATCGCGGGTATCTACAGAGCAGCTAGCCGAGGAGGAGCCAGCCGAGGCTCCGGCACAGCCTGTGGAGCCACCTCCGGCTGCAGCGGAGACCCCCGAGGCAGTTGCGCCGGAGACCGCGCCGGAGACCGCCCCTGTGGACGAGGAGGTGCCTGCTGGCCTCAACGAGACGAAGGTAAAGCAGATGTTCGCGCTCCTCGGGGAGGGCGGCATCCGGGCCCGCACCGACCGGCTGATCATCTTCCGGAAACTCGCAGACCGCGCCGACATCAACTCCACTAATGATCTCACGACACGAGATCTCAACAAGATCGTTGCGAAACTCAAAGGCTACTCGGACGCGAAAACCATCGTGGACGATCTCGCCGAGATCATTTGGGACGCAGCACAAGCGGAGGCAACCGCCCCCGCTGAAAACAACGAAGAGAACTAGGACCCACACATCATGGCACTTGTGAAAGATCAGCCCGAAGACATTGCCGAAGCCAACCCGGATGCCCTCAAAGACATTCCGGAACCTGGTGCTCATCCCCTGCAGCTGGAGGCCATCGACGCGACATTTGTCAAGTTCGTCGGCACCTCCGGCGACCTGCTCGACAACCCGCCTGAGCAGGATGCCGAACGGACGTACATCGTCAAAGCGAAGTGCGCCGGGTTCGATATCCGGAAACGTAAAGACGGGGAGCGCAGAGTCGTTGCCGTGATGGAGATTACGCAGTGCTACGAGCGTGGCCGGGTCCCCATCGTCGACGAGAATCAGGCCACCCTGTACTCGGTGTCCTACGGCGACGACGGCCTGCCGGAGGGCCTCGAACCGGAGGAGCGGGAGGCAATGCAGGAGATGATCGACGCCAACGAGGATGAGGACACCGGGGGCGAGCAATGACCGCAACCCTCCGGCGCGACGCTATCGACGTCAAGGGCATCCTGCAGCGGCTGCACGACAAGCGTTGGACCACAGAGCCTTACGGGGATGACTCCGTGAAGTTCCACGGTCCCTCCGGGCAGCTGATCATCGTATCGTTCGACCCGGACTCCGACGACAGTATCCCCTGGTTGCACGCCTCGACCTCGCACCTCGCAGAGTCGCGGCTGCCGTCCTACTCGGATATCAAGCAGATGGCGCAAGCGGTGTGGCCGGACGGCTACTGCTACCAGGTATTCGCTCCAGCAGATGATCACGTCAACATCACCCGAAATGTGTTGCACCTCTGGGGCAGAGCAGACGGCGCGATGGTGCTGCCCGACTTCGCCCGGCTCGGGACGATCTGATGATCCTCGCAGAGATCATGCCCCGCGATGTGCCTCGCGGGCAGCCCGCCGAGTTCGAGATCATCCTCTCCGAGGAGGGCGTCCCGGTATTCACCTCCTGGCAGCCCTTCGCCACTGTTGAGGAGGCCGAAGATGTTGTGCGGCGGCACTTCTCGCTGGAGCCGGTCACACTCAAGGTAACCAATTCGGCCGGCCACGAGAGCATCAAGGAGATCCGGTGAGCCGCGTCGTGCTCGGGTATCTGCAGGAGTGCGCCAACTGCGGCACCCGCGCTCTCATCTCAGAGCCGGACCCGCTGTGGACATGCCCGGACTGCACAGGTGATATCGACCTTGACGACGACCTGATGGACCGGGCCTATGCAGTTGTTCAGGAGCTAGTCGATACGCTGCATCGGCTGCGGCAGAACCGGCCCGAGACGCCGGGCGTAGTGGACACCGTTGGCCCCCTGGACGACGACGACCCGGAGGCGTACCCGGTAGGGCAGGTGACCGACTAATGGACGTATACATCGTCCTCGACGGCAGCACGATTGTCGCGGTTTCAGCCCGGCTGCAGGGGGCCGAGGAGAGGCGGGCGAACCGGGCTCTCCTCCTCGCAGATCAGCTCCACCACGGCGACCGCGGCGGCGGTTGGTCGCGTTCGCAGGCAATTATTTACGACCGCCAGCAAATAATCACCATGCAACTGCAAGACGCAGAGTAGGCGGGCACACGTGGCCGAGCGGATACCTCCGGGGTTCAATATCCCGATTGGTTTCTACGACGGACCGGAGGTCCGCTCGATCCCTAAACGCATCCGGGCTCACGCCGTGGGGGTGTTCGCTCTTGCCGGGAACTACTCTGCGTCCCGGCTCTCGGACGGGTATGTCGACAACGAGACCCTCGCTGAGTTTGGCTGCAGTCCCGGAGTGCGGGAGGCCCTTAAGAACACCCTCGGGCGGGAGGGGCAGCCGGACCCGATCTGGGCTGAGGCACCGAACGGAATCCGGTTCGCAAAGTGGGGCAAATGGCAGCGCACCAACGCGGAGGTGACTGCCCATAGGGATGCCGAAGCGGCCCGAAAAAGGGACTTCCGGGCACGCAAGCGGAAGGGGTCCGGCGAAAGTGTAGTTGAAATAGACCCGAAGTCTATTCGAGGTATACCTGAACTAGACCCAAAACAGAGTGCGAATACACTTCGTCCGAAAATCGCTCAGCCTGCAGATATTCCGGAGTGTCCCACCGGACAAGGCCCGGACGTCCTGCAGTCAGAGACAGAGACAGAGACAGAGTTAAGTACTAGGGGGTTACCTCACGCTGATACGGAACCTAAGCAGGGGGCACCCATGAGGGAGGAGCGCGGGCAAGAGCGGGGCCGGTCCGATCCGGTCGACGTGTCAGCCTCCCGGCTCGTCGCCACGCTCATCCCGAGCCGGACTCCGGCAGCCGTCAAAACCGCGCTCCGGCTCTCCGCAAGTCAGCTCATCGTCGGAGACGGCCTGCCGCCCGAAGTCGTCGCCGAGGCCCTCCGCCGATGGCAGACCAAGCCGGACGCCGGGCCGGGTCTCCTGCCGCATATCGCGTCGACCGTGCTCCGGGAGGGCACCGCGCCGCCACCGAAATCGAAGCAACGCGACTGGGCTGAACTGGCCCGCGAAGCCCGCGAAGCCGAGCAGCTCCAGCAACCCTCACGAAAGGCAATCGAATCATGACCACTACCGCCGACGCCCTCGAAGTGCTTACGATCGTGTCACTGGCGCACCGGAGGACCGCCCCCCGGATCGATGACCGAGAGGCTGCACTCGCCACCGCCACGATTTGGGCCGAGCTGTTCTCAGCCCACAACCTGACCCTCCCTGACCTGCTCGCCGGAGTGAAGCTCCGAGCCCAGCACGAAGCTGATGCGCCGGAACCAGCCGAGATCATCGAGTTCGCCCGCAAGGTCCGCCGCGACCGCCCCAAGACCGCCGCTGAGATCGATGCATACGAGGCGCTCTGCGAATCCAAATCCGAAGACGCGCAGGAACTTTCACAATCACGTGCAGCGCGAGCCACTTCCGAGCTGGTCTACAACCCCGACGTCATGGCTCGGATCTCCGGCATCGCGAAGCAGGTTCCCGATGCTGAATGACGTTGAACCGCAACACCGTTGCGATAAGCACATCGATCACGACGACCCCCCACCATGCGGGGCATGCACTGCTCAGCAGCGGGTCCACGCGACATGGCTGAAAGCGAAACTCGCCGTTATCGAGCAAGCCGAGCGCGACGCTGAACTTGAGCACCGGTTCGAGGAGCAGCAGCGCATCGCAGCCGCCATCGCTGCGTGCACCTTCTGCGACGAGACCGGCTATAGCCTCGACTCGCTGCAGGTCTGCGATCATGTCGACCACCGCGAAATCAACCGCCGCGGTTCAGCTTTGGTCCGCGCTGAGCTGGATCGCCTTGCAGCGCAACGGAAGGCACGCCAATGATCCGACCCCGTCGCCGCCCCTTGCCGGAGATCCTGGCCCGCGCCAAGGCCGAACTGAACCGGAACCCGTCGATCACCCGGTACACGATGGTGGGTGGCCGGGAGCTGCGGCAGCGAGTGGAGCCGTGGGCTAGCTTCCGGGCGTCCCTGCAGCAGCTCGGGCAGGCATTCCTCACCATCCGACCCGAGGTCGGCCGGTTCAGAGAGGCCCTGCATCGCAGCCTAGCTTCGATGCCAGCAGCTCCGATCCGGCCCTCCGGGGTCCCCGTGCCGGAGCGGCACCTCCGATTGCTCTCCGTGGACGACAGCCTGTCTCCAGCCCCGCCTCGGCATCCGGACCTTGACGTATTCGACCAAGCCGTAGCTGACTACGAAGCTGAGCAGGACTAATGCCAAAGCTAACCGGCGTGGGGATGGCCGGGAATCACTCCGTAGACGGCGCGTGGTGCCCCGGCTGCGGTCTGCATCGGCAGGTGATCGGCCAGCACCGCGCAGACTGCACGACACTCCCACCCGGCTGCCCGAATTGCCTGTACTTCGTCAACGTCAACGGTCATCATCGAGCAGACTGCACCGAGAGGACCCTCACCGCATGAACGATCACCGAGAGCCGGATATCGACCCGGCCATCGCGCACCTCGACCTCGACCTCTGCGACTGGGGGCCGTGCGACCGGATCGCGCTCTGGCGCATACGGTTCCACTTTGTCAACCACTGCGGAGACATATGCTGCGAAAAGCACGCTGCCCGGCGCGACGGCGACGGTAACCACCTCATCCCGATGTGCGCTAAGCACTTTGAGGAACTCCGGCAGCAGGTCGCAGCTCACGTCTGGAGGCTGAACCGGCATGGCCGCGCAATCTGCCAGTCGTGCGGTGCCCCCGTTGTCAGCGTCAACGATGTGATCCGGGAGAGAGTGCAGCTATGAAGACCGAATTGCTGCCAGGCGTAGTCGAAGTCGAGGCATCAACCACCGACGAAACCTCCATGCAGACCGACACCGCGTACATCGAGATCCGGCTCCGCATCGACCCTGCCCGAGATCCAGACGTGGTATTCAAGCTGATCGACGCAATCAGGGAGGTCGTGTTGCCCTATGCAACCCATCGCCCGGAGAGCACCTCGTGACCGGCAGCCTGTTCGGCCCCATCACCGATACCCCGTTTCCGATTGTGTTCACCGTCAAAGGTGTTGCGGCGCCGCAAGGATCGAAGTCGTTCAAAGGGATGCGCGGCGGTCACGCCATCCTGGCTGAGTCGTCTAAAAAGGTTGGGCCGTGGCGGGTCCGGATCGCAGCTGCGGGAACGGTCGCGATGCGCCGTTACGGGGCACCAGTTTTCACCGGAGCCGTCCGGGTTCATATCCGGTTCGTGCTGCCCCGACCGAAAGCCACACCGAAGGCCACACCGCCGGCCATCAAAAAGAACGGCGATATCGACAAGCTGGCCCGCGCCGTGCTCGATGCCCTTACCGGCCCGGTCCTCGAAGATGATGCGCTCGTGGTTGAACTCCGCGCTATGAAGCGAATCGCGGAGATCGGAGAGGAGCCGCGTGTCATCATCACAGTGTCGGCCTTAGACAGGAGCAGTAATGGGATTCCCGAAGATACCGGACTCGCAGGAGATCGCAGCGATAGTCAGCAAGTCGCTCGATCCGATGCTGGACCTGCTGACAGGAGATCCGGGATCTGTTGCGGGAGAACAACACTCTCCGGAAAGAATCGCTGGCCATGCAGCGAGCAACCCTCACTAAGAATGGAAACACATGACCACCCACAGCTACACGTCTGCAGTGCAGACCCGGATCGTCGCCGCGATGAACATCCTCGGAGAGACCCTCGTCGGGTCCTCCTGGGAGCCGATCCTCGAATCCCCGGTGCCCGACGCTGAGATCGACGCAATACTCCAGGGCGTCGATGAAGACATGGCGCGTCGGCTCTATGAGAACGAGCCGCCAAAGCCGCAGCAGCCGTGGGAGAACCTCAGCGACTCCACACGCGAGTACTACCGGCAGTATGTCCGCAACCTGCAGGCCGACAAGGCTACGCCCGAATTTGACATAGTCGACGTCTGCGCTGACGGCAAGGTCATTCGTCAGCGACTTGAGTCTTGTCAGCATCACCGGATCAGGAACCGGGACAGCCGTTGCACAGTGTGCGACGAACGGATGGTCGCCTATACCGTGGAGCCGCGCACTGTGGTGTCATCTCCAAATATGAACCCCTGCACGGACCCTGAGCACCTCCGGAAGGCAGCAGCCGGTGAGCAGTTTGAGTGCAATGTGCCCTATGTGGCTGGCCCGGCCCGCACCGTCACAGTGGGGCAAGACACGGTGTATCAGTGCAAGCGGTGCGCCAGCAGTTTGCAGCTGATTGAGGGTGAGGAGTTCGTCCCGGACTGCGGCCGGTCTCATATCGGGGTTGACGCATGACCGCCCGGCGCGACTGCCCGGACTGCGACTGCCCAGCCTCCAGGTGCGAGGGGTACGGGCCGGGCCGGAAGTGCTGCCCGGACTGCAAGCACACGCCCGAATCCGTGCATCTGAAAGCCAATATCAGTCAAAAGGGCTTAGAGGGCACTGTGCCGCTTAAGGTGCGCGGCAAGGTAGTCGGGACTGCGGTAGTTCACCCAGACGGGACGGCAGATCTGACGATTAACTCAGGCTCCCCGGCCGCGACGGTCTACACCGCGCCGCTGAGTGATCTCGACATCGCGGACGCAGCTGCCGCTGCGCTGCGCTGCTTCGGGCCCGGCACCACCGAGGGGGGCCGCGCCGAGGCTGGCTGGCTGGCTGCCGGACGGATCGTCGGTGACGGGCCGGATCTCCTCCCCGACTTGTAACGCCCGGCCTGCAGCCCGGAGGGCCGCCCACCGGTCGACCGTCTCGACGGCCCAGCCCTGGTTCCTGCCGACGATCACGTCGGGCTCCGGAAAGGTGGCGTACTGCTTGACGGTGCCGAGGGTGACGCCGAGGTGTTCTGCTATCTCGCCACGCGAGAGGAATCGGAGGGTCATACCAGGATCATACCCCTACCACGCGATACGCATCAAACCGCTGTGACCTGCCGATTTAATTGGACAGATCTGCCCTTAAGGGGGTAACTTGGCATTCGTCAAGGCGAGAAGCCAACAACCCTCACAGAAACGAGACCCTCATGACCAGCAACGCAGCCCGCGCCCAGGACCTCCTAACCAAGTCGTCCTACTGCCGGAACTCGAAGCACGCCCGCTGCAAGACGGCCGGATGCGAATGCAAGTGCCACTCCGAGGTCGAGCAGCTTGACCACTCGGCAGCCGAGAAGGCCGCTGCAGCCGTCGAGGCCGAGGGTACCGCTCCAGAGCCCACTGCCGAGCAGATCATCGCGGACCGGCTCGACCCGTCTAAGGCCCCAGCTCCCGCGCCGAAGCCTGCCAAGAAGGCCAAGGCCCCGAAGACCGAAAAGCCGGTCGTGAAGGGCACCGTCGACGGCAAGCTGAGCAACGCGCACAAGCGTGCCATCCGCGTGCAGATGGTGGCGTACCTCGGCGCGATGCCCGTCGAGCTGACCGGTGACCTCGAAGGGGTCACCCCGGCAGAGGCAGCCGCCTACGTCGACACCTACTGGGTTAAGTACATCGACCCGGCCCGCGATAAGGCCCGCCACAGCAAGTAGTCCACTACCTGCGGCCCCCGGCAACCACGCCGGGGGCCGCTTCCCCTCTAGACCGAAAGGCCCTCTCATGACCGAAGTCATCACCACCAAAATCGCTGTCGCCGCCGAACACGTCGCCCTCCTCGACCGGATCGGCGCATTCGTCGACGGCGACTATCACGACATCGACGGCGAGGAATGGACCGGCGACCACCTCCTCCGGCTCGTCGCCGGAGACATCGCCGCCGTCGTCGGTGCCCACTACGGCACCGGCTCCTGGGCTGCCTCGCACGGCATCCGGAAACTGACGGTGGCCGACGTTACGATCCTGCTCATGGCCTACGGCGCGAGCCGGTTCACCATCGAGCAGCACGCCTCCCGGCTGCACGGCATCATCAAAAGTCAAGCCGATCGGGGCGGGGAATGAGCACTGCAGCGTGGGTAGCCGTCGTCCTGCTGTTCTGGGCAGTCGGGATACCCGCAGCGTGGATAGTGGCTCACGAAATTGCCAGGCCGCGCCGCCGATAAGCCGCCTACTGAACTGCCGTCCTCGGGGAGATCCTCCGGGGGCGGCTCCCGTTTAGGTGCCAAGAATCGGCGCGAATTGCCTGCAGGATCAACTGGACACCCTGACCTTAAGGGGGTAACTTGGTCCTCATGCAAACCACAGAGATCCTCACCCCAGCCTCTACCACCGTCACCTTCCAGGTCCTCAGCTGGTCCCGCTTTACGCCTGCTCACCAGCCCCGCGCCACCATCTTCAAGACCACGATCCCTGCCGACGCTGACCCGGTAGCAGTGATCACTGCCCGCTGGCCCCATGCCAGCGGTTACCGGCTCGACGCCAAGCTGCTCGGCCCCTGGCTCCCCCTGCAAGCTGTCTGACCGTTGCCTACGCCGGTCCGGCGCTCCCGGACCGGACCGGCTAGGGGAGCGATCAGCCTCCACGTCACACCAACCTGATAGGACCCTCACATGACTAGCACCCTTGCACCCGTCCCGGCCCGCTCCCTGCGCGGCGCCAACATCGTCGACCTCATCGGCCTGCTGCAGGCCCAGCACCGCCAGAAGGTCGACGTCGTGATCCCGCTCGCCACACTGCTCTCCCGCAACAGCCAAATCGAGCTCGCCGGGATCGACCCCGTAATGGACGAGAACGGCGTCACCGACGTATCCGGCGCATACCGGATCACCGCCAGCGCAGTCGGGCAACTCGCCTCGATCCTCGACATTCCGGTCAAGTACCTCCGCAGGCTCGTCGCGGAGCACACCAGCCTCTTCGACACCAACGTCAACGAATGGGCGCTCCGCGCCGACCGGAAGATCCTCATCCGCGCCCTCTACGGCTCCGACCCGGCCCACCCCGACACCAACGGCATCATCCGCGCATTCCTGTCCGACAGCTACGGGATGCGCGACAACCTCGACTTCGCGCTCGCCGTGCTCGACGGGATGCGCGAAGGCGGACTCGGGGCCGACAACATCCGCGGAGCCGATCTATCCGACGACCGGCTCTGGCTCCGCGTCCACGCACCCGAAATGGCCGTCGCCGCGCCGGAACTCACCAAGGACTACCGGTCACCGTTCACCGGGGCAGTCGGTGCTGAGAACCCCCTCATCCACGCCGGGATCATCGCCGAAAACTCCGAAACCGGAGGCGGCGCCCTCAAAGTCACCCCCGAGCTGATCATGAAGGTCTGCAACAACGGCATGAAAATCAACACCGCCGCCATGCGGAAGATCCACCTCGGCACCAAGCTCGACGAGGGCACCATCACCTGGTCCGCCGATACCGTCGACGCAGGCAACGAGCTAGTCAAGCTGCAGGTCCGGGACGCCGTTAAGGCGTTCCTCACCGCTGGTTTCGTCGAGGAGACAGTCCGGGAGCTAGAGAAGGCATCCGGCACCACCGTCGACGACCCGACCGCCACAGTAACGGTAGTAGCCAAGAAACTCGGCTACACCGACGACGTCGCAAAAGGCATCCTGCAGCACTTCATGGCGTCGGTCGTTCCGAGCGCTGAGGGCCTGCAGTACACAGCCGGGCACGTAATGCACGCCGTCACCTCCTACGCGCAGGAGATCGAGGACCCGGCCCTGTCCAACGAGGTCGGCGGCTCCGGCGTCGAGGCTATGCTCGTGGCAGCCGGTCGCTGACACCCGGTTGCACGGCACTCCGGCCCGGACCCCACAAAGGTTCGGGCCGGAAGTGTCTCAGCAGCCAACCCCCCGGCTGCGGGGTCTCTTCGTATCGCGGCCTCTACGCTGGCCTGGTGGCCTATGCAGCCCCCCACAGCGGCATCGCCCGAGGGATCTCCAAGCACTTCGGCAGACGCACACGCCGCTTCCGGATGCTCCGCGCTAACTACCGCGCACTGTGCGCCGCCTGGCAGAACCCTGACGGCAGCACCGGCCTGCCCTGCTGGCTCTGCGGCAAACCCATCGACTACGAACTACCCCACGGCCACCCCGAAGCATGGGAACTCGACCACGCCTGGCCCGTCTCGACACACCCCGAACTAGCCGAGGACCCCGCCAACTTCCGCCCGTCTCATGCAGACTGCAATGAGAAACGAGGCAACGGGCCTCCGTTCATAGCACTCGGAACACCCTCCGAAGATTGGTAGCGACCCTCATGGCCCACCACCCCGCAGTGCAGCACCTCCTCAGCCTGTTCTCCTACGGGCACCTCCCGCCCTCACTGCAGGAGATCAGCGCCCCTGTCTACGACCTGGCCCACCAGATGGCCAACGTGCTCGGCTCCGGCCCGGAGCTATCAGTCGGCCTGCGGCACCTCCTCGACGCGAAGGACGCCCTCGTGCGGCAGCGCGTCATCGACCTACGCGAGGCCAACCAGGCACCTCCGGCCAACAACCCTGAGTCGTTCCTCATCAAGGGCACCCCACAGTGAGACCCCTCGCAGGCATTCCGCACGGCCCACACACGCCGGAGAGCATCCAGAAGCAGTTCCCCGCACTGCTCCCCCGCCAAGCCGTAATCCTCGCTCTCTGGCTGAACCAGACGGGTATAGGGGTCCCCCGCGCCACGACGCCCGACCCTTGGGCAACGCCGCAGGTCGTTTACCTCTCCCCCCGACGACGGTTTTCGAATCATCGACCGATCATGGCCGCGAACCAGGGCACGGTTGGTCATGCCTGAGGGCGACGTGGCCGTGCAGATCCCAGGTCTCGGGGCTGTGGAGGTCCGGAAGCTGTCGGAGGTGCGGCCCGCGCCGGACAATCCGCGCAGAATCCCGCAGCGCGCCGTCGAGGTGGTCGCCCGGTCTCTACAGGAGTTCGGCTGGCAGCAGCCCCTCGTCGTCGACAGCGACGGGTTCCTGATCGTAGGCCATACCCGCTGGCAGGCCGCGAAGTCGCTCGGCGCGACTGAGGTCCCGGTCGTGGTAGCGACAGACCTCTCGCCTGAGCAGGTCCGGGCCTACCGGATCGCGGACAACCGGACGCATGACTTCACGACGTGGGATCTTCCGGTGCTCGTCGGCCAGCTCGACGTGCTCTCCGACGACTTCGCGGAGGTCCTCAACCTGCAGGACTGGCGGACCCTGCTGGACGACTTCGCGGACCTCGCGCCGGACGTGCCCGACGACGTGAAGGCCAACGCCTCCGTGTCCGGGTTCGTCGTGTCGGTGGTGTTCGCCTCCAAGGACGCGGCGCTCGCGCAGCAGCAGACCATCATCGACTTGCCAGGAGTGCTCGATGTTCGTCACCCCCGAGGCTAAGCGGACCGGGCTGCTCGTCGCTGTGATCAGTGGTGGCAGACCAGCCCTCGCAGACCGGCCCACGGCGAAGTTCCTCAAGGACCTCGACGCGTTCGGGCCTGCTGACGTGGTGTGGGTCGTCAACGAGCGTGATGCCCTCACCTACGAGGACGATCCGGGGCACCCTCTCTGTGTCTATACCGACGAGTGGGCACTCGGATATGCCCGCGCCCACTGGACATTGCCGGAACCGCCGGCCAAATTCGTGGGCGCGTTCCCTGGCCGGGAGTGGGCCTGCCAGGAGGCTGAGCGGCGGGGCTGCTGGGGAGTGCTGCAGATCGACGACAACATCGTTCAGCTGTCAGTGATCCGGGGTGGTGGCGCAGCGGCGCGGTATTGCTCGAGGAACGGGGGCCTGGCCCTCCACGCTGATCTGCTGAGCGCATGCGCGCTGAGCACTAATTCGTGGATGACCGGTGCTCAGCTGCAGTCCGCGATGAAGGACCGGGCTCTGATCGCCCGGACGGGGTTCCCCTATTCGTGCTTCATCGAGCGGGTAGGGCCGGGCCGGGAGGAGTGGCACGGCCCGTTCGAGGATGACATCACGCATGCCTTTCAGTACGGCTCCCGCGCTGACGGCGCGACGACGGCGCTGCTGATGGCCGTCCGGTACATGAAGGCATCGAAGACGGGGGGAGGGATGCGGGCGAATTATGATCACACCAGATCGGTTGCGCTGCAGCGCATGTTCCCGCAGTCGGCGAAGGTGACCATCATGGCGAAGCGAAGCAACGGGCGTGGGGAGGCCCGCGTGTTCCACAAGATGTCCGGGACTGCGATCCGGAACCCGCTCCGGATCACCGACCGGGACCTCTACGGGGCACTCAAGGCCCAGATTGAGAAGATCATGACCGAATGGCACGCGGAGGACCAGGAGAGCACACGCCGGAAGATCGCCAAACGGGTTGCCGGGGCACCGAAATGACTGCCCGGCCCTGCTCATTCCTGCAGCCGTTCGGCTGGTACTGCCGGAGGTTTGAGCACTCCCACGGCACACCGTGCGCGTGTCTCCCGCTGTGGTGGAACGTCCGGGCTCGCTGGCGGTTCCGGTGAAGGCGGCAGAGCGGGAGGAGCGCAATGCCCGCGCCCTGGCCCTGTTCGTCGGCGGCGCCACCTACCGGCAGATCGCGCTGACCATCGGCCTCCGGTCCACCTCGGCAGCCCATACCCTCGTTCAGAAGGCCCTCGCAGAGAGTGCACAGCGCCGCCTACTGCTGTCCGACGAGGCCCTCTCCATCCACCAGGAGCGCCAGGAGCGGCTGCTCCTCGCGCACTGGAACCGGGCACTCGGCGGGCCGGACCGGGAGCCGGATCATCGCAGCGCGGAGATCTGCAGGCGGATACTGGCTCAGCAGGCGCGGTTGTACGGTCTCGACGCGGACCCGACGCCGCTCCCGGCCCCGACCCAGCCTCTACCCGGCAACGGCGATGACGACGAGGAGCAGATGAATGACCTCGACCGCATCCGCGCTCGCCGCAATACCGGAGGCTAAAGGCCACACCAAGGCGCGGGTCTACACCCCGCCCTTGCCGGAGAACTGCGACACCACACGAGATGACGGCTGCCCCTGCGGCTGCGGCCTTAACCCGGACACCTCTTGGGGTTTCGACTGCATAGAGTTCCTCGAAACGATCATGCGGTGGTCCCTGATCCCGTACCAGAAGTGGCTGTACATCCACGCGTTGGAGCGGCTCCCCGGCTCCGACGAGTTCCGGTACCGCACGATCATCGTTCTCATTGCGCGGCAGAACGGAAAAACGCAGTGGCTCAAGGGCCTTGGGCTCTGGAAGCTGTTCGTAGACGGCGCACACGAAGTATTGATCACCGCGCAGAACCTTGACCTCGCAGAGAAGTGCCTCGCGCAGGCCGTCGCAGATGTCCGAAAGATCAAGCTGACCCGGCGCGAGTTCCGGCGCTACTCCACCACCAACGGTAAGAACCGGATGATCCTCTGGCCGCTGAAAGGGTCTGAGACGCCACGCCATTGGGGCACCACACCCTCAACTAGCGGCGGTGGCCGGTCCATGTCGGTAGATCTGGCGATGCTCGACGAACTCCGGATGCACCACAACTGGGAAGCATGGAACGCAATCACCCCGACGACGAAGGCCCGGCCCCGGTCCCTCAACGTCGGCGCAAGCAACGCAGGGGACGCCAAGAGTGTCGTCCTCCGCTCCTACCGGGACCGGGCCACAGCGAAGATCCTGGCCGAAGACACCACCACAACGCAGACCGGCCTGTTCGAATGGTCGGTCCCGGAGGGAGTCGACTACCGGGACCCGACGCACTGGCCGGTCGCGAACCCGGCCCTCGGGTACCTGCCCGGCCACACCATCCGGGACCTGATCGGCGTGCTGGAAGAGCTAGAAGACAACATCGCCGGTTTCAAAACCGAGTACCTCTGCATGTGGGTCGACACGCTGGCCCCCGGAGTGCTCCCGGCTGCCGACTGGTCAGCCACCACCGACAAGGAATCGGCCCGCAAGCCGGGAGCGCCGGTCTGGGCCTCCCTCGACGTCAATTACGAGCTGACCGAGGCGTACGTGGGGATCTGCGCAGAGAGATCTGACGGTCTCCGGCACAACGAGGTGGTCGCCGCTGAGCGCGGCACCGACTGGATCGTCGACTGGTTCCGGGACCCGAAACGGCTGGTCGAGGACCCGAATGGGCCGATGGAACCCCTAGAGCCGGACGGGAAACGGTACCGCTGCCGGTTCGAGGCGGTCGTCATCCAGGCGAAGGGGGCACCGGCATCCCAGTTCATCGAGAAGCTACGCGAGATCGGGGTCCCGGTGCTGGAGCTGGGCGGCACCGAGTTGACGAAGTGCTACGCGGATTACTACCGGAAGTTGACTGGACACCGCATAATGCACCGGCCATCACCTACGCTGGACGCAGCCGCGCAGTCCGCGCAGGCCAAGAACCTTGGCGACGAGTGGGTCATGGACCGAAAGAAAAGCAATTGCTCCCCCGTGGTGGCGGTCATCCAGGCGACGTGGGCAGAATCAGCGCCACGTGAGCCGATCTATGCGTCAGCATATGAGAATGCGTCGCTCGCCGTTCTCTAAGGGAGGCCCCATCGCATGGGACTAGCGACCTGGCTTGGGTTCCGACCGGCTGCGCCGAACACGCTGCAGCAGACCCCTATCCGACCGGGATTCATCGACCTCATCCCGGAGGGCATGTCCCTCGACGAGTACCTGAAAACCAAGGTCCTCTCGATGACGGTCGAGAAGCTGTGGCGGGAGCAGCCGCACCTCCGGACCGTCGTGGGGTTCGTTGCACGGAACATCGCTCAGCTAGGGCTGGAAGTATTCGAGCGGGACGACGACGACGGTCGCAACCAGATCCGGGCCGGAGTGCTGCACGACCTGCTGGCCGAGCCGAATGACGACGTGACCCAGTTCGAGCTGATCGAGTCGACCGTTGCCTCCCGGATGCTCTACGACGAAACCTACTGGTACGTGGGCAGGGACCTCTCAGCGCCGTCCGGCTGGTTCATCCGGCACATACCGACCTCCTGGTTCATCGGCGCGACCGGCGCGACTGCGTTCTCCGTCTCCACATACCGGATAAGAATCCCTGGGATGCTCACCACCCAGATACTTGAGATCCCGGCATCCGACATGATCGTATTCAAAGGCTGGAATCCCATCGACCCGCGCTCCGGTGTCTCTCCCGTCGAGTCGCTGAAAGCTGTTCTCGCAGAACAAATCCACGCTCAGGTCTTCCGCAATCAGATGTGGGACAAGGGCGGCAGAGTCGGGAACTGGATCTACCGGCCACCCCCAGGGCAGGGACCCGGAACAGCGCCGCCGTGGGCTCCGGAGACCCGCGACAAGTGGATCGAGGAGTACCGCACGAACTACTCCAGCGACGGCGGCTCCAGCGCAGGCGGAACCCCCCTGTTCGAGGACGGGATGGAGCTGCGCACCAACCGGTTTAGCGCCAAGGACGAGCAATTCGTCGAGGCGTCGAAGCTGTCCCTCTCCACCGTCGCTCAGGTGTACTTCGTCAACCCCACAATGGTGGGGCTCCTCGACAACGCGAACTACGCCAACGTCAAGGAATTTCGGCGGGCACTGTACGGCGACAACCTCGGGCCGGAGATAGAACGCCTGCAGCAGCGCATCAACCGGAAACTGGTACCAAAAGTGGTGCTCGACAAGGCAACTGCTCGCCGGACATACACAGAGTTCAACCTGCAGACGAAGCTGGCCGGTTCATTCGAGGAGCAAGGCAACCTGCTGTTCCAAGCCGCTGGCGGGCCGTACATGACCCGCAACGAGGTCCGGTCCCGGCAGAACCTCCCCAGCATCGACGGGTGCGACGACCTGATCCTGCCCCTCAACGTCACCCAGAACGGGGACCAGAACCCGATCCCGGCAGACCCGGCCAGCCCCGGCCCCGACGAGAGCACCCTGCCGACCCTGCCGCCTGCAGCGCCGGAACCCGACGAACCCACCAAGCCGCCACCAAAGGGAGAGAGACGCAATGGGCACAACAACCACCGAGGGGGCGTCAATGTCCGGGTCTAAGGTCCTCCGGAAGTGCCCCGAGTTTGGTGTGAAGACCGCCACCATCAAGTTCAAGGACGACGGCCTGGCCGATGGCGAGTTCATCGGGTACGCAAGCGTTTTCAACAACAAAGACAGCGACGGCGACGTCATCCTCAAAGGCGCGTTCACTAACACGCTCACAGAGTGGAAGGCATCCGGCCTCTCCATCCCGGTCCTCTGGGGGCACAACACATCTGACCCCGACTTCAACCTCGGGGAGTGCCTCACCGCCGAGGAGGACGAGAAAGGTCTCAAGGTCCACGTCAAGCTCGACCTGAGCTGCCCGAAAGCGGCATCCACCTACCGGCTGCTGAAAGGCCGAAGAGTCAACCAGATGTCATTCGCCTACAAGGTGATCGACGGGGCCTACATCATGCCTGAGGGGGAGAACACAAGCTACCGGGACGCCTACTACGAGATGCGGGAGCTGCAGCTCTACGAGGTGTCGGTGGTGCCTATCGGGGCTAACGACCAGACAGAGATCCTCGCGGTGAAGTCGCTGGTGTCGGCCATGCGGGCGAAGGCTGGGCGGGTACTCTCTGCTGCGAACGTGGAGCTGATCAAAACGTCAATATCCCAACTAGAGGCTGCTTTAGAGGCCCTCGAAAGTGTGCTGCCGGACGAGGATGAAGATCCGGCAGACGAAGATGAAAGCGACGACGGCAAGGCCGGAGACGCCGGAGTCAAGCAAGACCAGGATCAGGCCAGCGGTACAGAACCGCCCCCGGAGACCGAAAAGTCGTCCGGTGAGGCCGCTCTCAGCCCGTCCGTCTCCCTGGCGCTAATGGAAATCGAACTCAACGCCAAGGAGTACATGCTATGAGCGGCAACGCAACTGACGTTCCCACTAGAGAGCGCCGAGACGAACTGATCGAGAAGGCCCGCGAGATCGCCGAGAAGGCCAAGGGTGAGAAGCGGCACCTAACCGCCGACGAGCAGACCGAGATCGGGGAGCACCTCACCGAGGTCAAGACGATCAACGAGGCCCTCGTCGCGGAGGCCAAGTCGAAAGAACTGATGGGTCAGCTCGACGCGATGGCGATCACCGTGCCGGACACCTACCAGAAGGGCGGCGACGGCGCGAACGCTCCCCAGCTGTCCCTCGGGGAGCACTTCGTCAAGCACGCGCACGGCGCGATGGTCGACGCGAAGGGCCAGCAGGGCAAGACATTCGTCGCGCCGGACTGGGGCGCCAAGGCCAATACCGACCCGTTCGTGGTCGGCGGCTGGACTGCCGGTGCCCCGTTCCTGACCGAGTTCGACCGGACGATCATTCGGGCTCTGCGTATCCGGCTGACCGTCGCGGATCTCCTCTCGCAGGGCACGATCTCCGGCAACGCGATCTCGTACCTCGTCGAGGGCGCGATGGAAGGCGCATTCACCACTGTCGACGAAGGCGCTGCAAAGCCGCAGATCCACTTCGTCAACCCGACGCAGGTCACCGACGCTCTCAAGAAGATCGCCGGGTTCATCAAGCTCACCGACGAGTTCATCGACGATGCCGACTTCCTGGTGACGGAGATCAACAACCGTCTGCTCTACCAGCTGGGGTACTTCGAGGAGCAGCAGCTCCTCAACGGCAACGGCACCGGCACTAACCTGCTGGGTCTGCTCAACCGGTCCGGCATCCAGACGGAGGTCTCGGCGAGCTTCGCGACCAACCCGCATGACTGGCCGGATGCGATCTTCCGGGCTATGACGAAGGTCAACGTCAACTCGGGGTTCCCCCCGGACGGCCTGATCATCCACCCGCTGGACTACCAGACTTTCCGTCTGCAGCGCGACAACAACCAGCAGTACTACGGCGGCGGGTTCTTCCAGGCCGCATACGGTGAGGCTGGCGTCCCCCTGGTCATGCAGCCGCCGCTGTGGGGCCTCAAGACTGTCGTCACCCCGGCCATCGCTCAGGGCACCATCCTGACGGGCGCATTCCAGTCGGTGTCGACGGTGTACCGGAAGGGAGGCGTCCGGGTTGAGGCTGCCACGCAGCACGCGTCGGACTTCACCTCGAACCTCGTAACGGTCCGTGCGGAGGAGAGAGTCGCTCTCGCGGTGCGGGTGCCACTCGGGCTCTGCAAGGTGACCCTGACGGCGTAATAGCAACTCTCACAACAAGGAATCAGGAGAATCATCATGAAGGAATACGCGATCAGCATCCCGGAGGGCATGGACACCACCGTGCTGCTGTCCGACGAGGACGCTAAGCGGGCCGGGCTGCTGTCCGACACCGGCGTGAAGGCAGCACCGGCTGACCCGGCGAACCCGGCGAACCAGCCGGACGCCAAAGCTGCTGCCGCCCCGGCCAATAAGGCGGGCACTCCGGAGAACAAGTCGGCCTAAATGCCTGACTCTGCAGGGGAACTGGTACCAGCCGACCTCGCGTCCTACACGCAAGGTCGGCTGGATGCCGCTGCCGCTGACACTAGAGACGTCCTCGTCGCTGCGCTCGCGGCGGCGAGGCGTTTCTGCCGGTGGCACGTCACGCCGGTCCACACCGACGAGGAGATCATCCTCGACGGGCCGGGCTCCCCGCTGCTGTCGCTGCCTACGCAGCGCATGACCGGCGTCACCTCAATCGTTGAGGATGGTGTCCCGGTTGACCTTTCACTGATCCTGTGGTCGCGGGCCGGGAAGGTCCGGAAGGTGTTCGGGGGGCTCTGGACAGTGAAGTACTCCGGCATCGTCGCCACGATCACACACGGTTTCGATCACGCTGAAGACTTCCAGCGGGCCGTGCTGTCCTACGCAGACCGGCTGTCCCTGTCGACCAGCGGTGGCCGTCGTATCGTCGTCGGCCCCTTCCAGTACGCGCCGGAGGAAACGTCCGGCAGCCGCACGACCGGCGCGAGTAGCCCGTTCTCGGCTCAGGAGACAATGCTGCTGTCCGAGTACCGGCTGGAGGGCCGACCATGACCGAGCAAGCTATCCGTCATCGCGGCGCGGCCCGCGACTCTAAGGGGAAGTACTCCGGGGGCACCGACACGCCCGTGCAGATGATCGAGTTCGCGCCGGGCGGGGGCAGCCGCGTCATCCGGCAGGCCCGCGACGGGGAGACCATCGTCGGGACGGCGTACTTCGAGCCGGGCACCGACATTCAGGACGGCGACGACCTGACCGTCCGGGGTCAGCGATACCGGACCATTGTCAACGGGTGGGACTCCGGGGGCCAAGGTGGCGTCGAGGTCCTCTGCACGAAGGGACAGGGCTGATGGCATTCGAACTCGACGAGAAGGGCGGCGCCGAGATCCTCAAGCACGCCGCCGTCGCGGAGATCACCCGCCTGACGAAAGCCGTGGAGCACGCGGCGGGGCCGGAGGCCTCCTCGGAGGTCATCACAACCGACCGCGCCCACGGCGTGGTCCGAGTCCCGGCCTACCGGCAAGCCAAGGACGGCGCGCTGACCCGTGGGGCTGCCGCTGCCGGGCTGGAGGTCCACCCGCGATGAAATCCTCCCGGCGCGGCGCTGTCGACCTCTGCGTGGACGAGGGGCATGTAGAAACCGGCCTCTGGTGCCCCCGCTGCCTTAAGCCGTCCGGGTGGCGCGCACCTCTAGTGCTGCTCTCCGAGAAGGGCGTCACGCTCATCGGCACGATCTCGCGGTGCCTCGACGGTGATCACCCGCTCCGGCTGCCGGGAGATCTCGCATGACGCAGCCGGAGGCCCGCGACGTGCCGAACCTCATCTGCGACTGGCTCGCCGCAGATTTGGCCGGCCGATTCCCCGAGCTGTCGGTTGCGCTCGAGTTACCGGCGAACTGGGCACCCCACGTGTCCGGCCCGGTGCTCCTCGTGGAAGATGACGGGGACCCGATGGGCCTGCCTCACCGGCTGGGCACTACCCCGACGACACGCATCACATCGTGGACGACCGGCAGGGATCGGCGGTACATTCACGCCGCTATGGCCCGCCTGCTTACCACCCCTATTACTGGCATCGCGAAGGTGCTGCCCGGCACTGGAGTGCTCGACGCCAGGGACCCTACGACCGGAGGAGATCTCGCCTCGATAACTGTCCGGGCCCGCGCCCGGCTAGCTGTACCACAATGAAGTCCACTGCCCCGCAAGGGCATTCAAGTTACAGCCCTTAGGAGGGAATCATGGTCACCGGAGTTATCAACGCTGACGCAACAGTCATCCCGGATCAGGCCGAGGTGTGGCTGCTACCGAAGGCATCCGCACCCACCGGCATCACTTCATTCATCCCGGCCTTGCCGACATCAGACCTCTCGGCCCTCGGTTGGTCGTTCTGCGGGCTGATCGACGACAAAAAGGGCATCCCGATGACGCCCACCATCGAGGTTAAGGACTACAACGCGTTCGGATATCCCCAGTTCCGGGTGAAGCTCCGCAACGGCAAGCTGATGACTGCGTTCACGGCGCTCGAAATTAACAGCTGCACACGACAGTTCGTCCTCCCCGGCTCCACGGCAGCCAAGAAGGGGCCACCCAAGAACGTCCAGTTTTACGTGCTGTACAAGTGGACCGACAACGACATCACCAACGGCACGAAGATCTGGGTCACCCTCGCCGCCTGCCCCATCGAACTCAAGACGATGGGCGGCATTGTCGAGGGCGAACTGTCCTGGGCCGAATGCAACGTGCATCACACCACCGACGCGAACAGGGACATCTTCCAAGAGGTCGCCATCTATTCGATCTCGAAGCTGTTCACCATCGGGACCGGCGTGACCGGCTACGTGGTGACCGTAGACGGCGTGGCGACCGGGACCATCGCGACGACGACATCGGCTGCCCTACAAACCGCGCTGCAGGCACTCCCCAACGTGGGGGTCTCCGGCGTGACCGTCTCCGGTTCCGGTGGCGCACCCGGCACACTTACCGCCCTGTTCACTGTTCCCGTCAACGTGGTTAGTGCCCTCGGCACTGGCGGGACAGTCGGCGTTTCGTGACCGCCCGCAAGGCAGCCGCCCCCCGCAAGATCGGGGCAGCGGCCAGAGCGGCTGGGGCATCACGCATTCCAGCGAATGCGCCCCAGCCGCAGGACCGGCAGAAGGCAAAGACTCCGGCTCAAAAAAAGGCTGAGGCAGCAGTCCGCGCTGCCGAGGCCGGAGACGGCTACCTCGACGTTGTGTCCTGCGGTGTGAAGCTCCGCATCCCGGTCGGCGGCAAGGTGCCGCTGACCGCGTACATGGAGTTCGAGAAGGGCAACGAGCTGGCCGGGACCGAGCTGCTGCTCGGGCCGGAGCAGTGGAAGAAATTCATCGCGGCCAACCCGACTATCGATGATTTCGCGGAGATCGGCTCCCAGCTAGAGGCCCTAGCGGGAAACTGATCGGCCTCGCGGCGCTCCTAGAGGATCATGGGGATGCCGTCGAGGCTGATCTGCAACGGTACTACCGGGTGGATCTGCTCGACTACTACCGGGGCACGTTGACGGCTCGCAAGTTGCACGTGTTCATCGACCGGCTGCCGATGGAGTCTGCTACTGCCCGGTCCCAGAACGGCGACAGGCCGGTGTGGGGACCGCTCGAACACCTCATCGCAGACCTGTGGTCGCTTACGGTGGGAGTCAACAGCGAAAAGGGCAGCCCATTCGTTGATCAGCCGAGGAGGGTCGAGATGGAGAACGCCGCTTTCGCACGCGACAAGGAGTCTCGAATCGACCAGCTCCAGGCTGCGTGGCGGGCCAAGAAAGCGGCATACGGCATGGAGACCGCGTGACCAGCATCGGATACGCCACCCTGCAGATCATCCCCATTCTCGACGGGGTAAGCAGGGCCATCGACTCCGGTACCCGGAACATGAAGATCAATGCTGCCGTCGATGTGCCGGACGCGGAGGCAGCCGGATCTCGCGCCGGGCAGCAGATCGACTCCGGCCTCAAGGGAGCGAACGTCGGGCAGGGGGTCTCCGCGCAGATCTCCTCGAACGTGACGGCTGACGGGGAGAGCATCGGGTCCAAGCTCGGCGGGCTGATCTCCAACGGTCTCAAGGCTGCCGCCACTAGCGCTGGTGTGCTCGCTGCTGCAGGGATCGGGGTCGCGCTGCACGCGGGGTTCGAACGGCTGACAGCTATCGACGATGCGAAATTCAAGCTGCAGTCGCTCGGCAACTCCACTGAGGCCGTCAAGTCGATCATGGACAATGCCCTAGCGTCGGTGAAGGGCACCGCGTTCGGGCTTGACGAGGCAGGCACCACCGCAGCATCCGCGGTCGCAGCGGGCATCCAGCCGGGGCAGCAGTTGACGCAGTACCTGACAACGGTGGCCGGTGCCGCCTCTGTGGCCGGGACCAGCATGGCCGACATGGGCAGCATCTTCAACCAGGTGCAGACCTCCGGGAAAGCATTCACGGGGGATCTGAATCAGCTTGCGGACCGGGGCCTGCCGGTGTTCAAGTGGCTGCAGGACGCGACCGGGAAGACCGGCGCTGAGTTCCAATCAATGGTGCAGAGCGGCGGCATTTCAGCTGAGATGTTCGAGAAGGCCGTCGCGGACCATGTTGGCGGGGCTGCAACGGTCATGGGCGGCTCGATCCGGGGTCAGCTGTCGAACATGAAGGCTGCATACTCCCGGTTCGGCGCCGAACTGGCCACCCCCCTATTCTCGGCGCTCTCACCTTTGACGACGACGATCACAGAGACGTTCGACAAAATCACCACGAACATCAAACCCCTTACGGCGAAGCTGACTTCGATCATTCAGCCGTGGGCTGAGCAGCTCGCGAAGCTGATCACCGGCTGGGTCGACAGCGGCGGTGTGCAACGCATATTCGATTTCTTTGGGCACCTCCAGAGCACCATCTCAGGTCTCGCCTCCGGGGGTAGTGCTGGCATCATGCAGACGATCTCCTCGTCGGTGCAGGACCTCGGCCCGGCGCTGCAGCAGTCCGGCCCGGCGCTGTCCTCGATGGCGCAGGCGATGGGCGCGTTCGGGCAAGCCGTCGTGGCGATGGGGCCGACGACGATCAGCGCCATCCTCGTACCCGGAATGCATGCCCTCGCAGACGTTCTCAAGTTCGTTGCCGACAATGCGGGCTGGGCCGTCCCAGTCATCGGGGGCCTAGTCCTCGTCCTCGGCACAGCGAAGACCGTCGTCGAGGGGCTCTCCCCCGTCTTCTCGGTGCTGAACGGCTCCCTGAAGCTGATCAACACCCCGATGATGCTGGCGCAGACGGCAGCTATCCGGGCCCAGACCGCAGCGTTCTCGGAACTCTCCGCAGCGCTGGGGGTCAACTCGGCAGCCGAAGCGGAGAACGCTACCGCTACCGAAGCGGGGACAGCCTCAACGATCAGTCAGCGCGTTGCTGCTGTGGGTTCGGCTATCGCGCAGAAGGCGACCGCCGCAGCGACCGCGCTGTGGACCGGCGCGCAGTGGCTCCTCAACGCGGCGATGGACGCCAACCCGATCGGCATCGTCGTGCTGGCCATCGCAGGTCTCGTCGCGGGAATCATCTACGCCTACAACCACTCTGAGACGTTCCGGAAGATCGTCCAGGGCGCGTGGGAGGGCATCAAGACTGCTGTCGCCGCCGCGTGGGGCTGGATCTCCACGAACGTGCTCCCGGCCCTTAAGCAGGCATGGGACGCTATCGCAGCCGGAGCCCTCTGGCTGTGGCACAACGCGATCCAGCCCGCATGGGAGGGCATCAAAGTCGCATTCTCTGTGGCGTGGGACTACGTCAAGTTCGTCTTCGATGCCTGGTCGTTCGCATTCAAGGTCGTCGGGGCTGCAGCAGTGTGGTTGTGGCATAACGCGATTGAACCGGCATGGGAAGGAATCAAAACAGCTTTCAACGTCGCGTGGCCGATCCTCAAAGGCATATTTGACCTGTGGAAAATAGAGTGGAAGCTCGTCTCGGATGCGGCGACCTGGCTGTGGCAAAACGTCATCGTCCCGGTGTGGGACGGAATCAAGGCGGCATTCAGCGCCGGGTGGTCCGTCGTCAAGGGCATCTTCGACATCTGGACCGGCGCTTGGAAGCTAGTCGGGGACGCGGCGATGTTCCTGTGGCACAACGCTATCGAGCCTGTCTGGGAGGGCATAAAGTCAGCGTTCTCCGCTGCATGGAACTTCATCAGCCCGATCTTCGACAAGATCAAAGGCGGGTTCGACATTGTGAAGTCCGGCATCCTGACCGCCGCCGACGCTATCGGGTCCGGCGTCAAGAACGCCTTCTCAGGGCTAGTCGAGATCATCAAAGCGCCGCTGCATGCGCTCGGCTCATTCCTCGCTGCAATCCCGAGCAGCGTCCTCGGCATCGACGTGCCGGGGTTCTCCACCATCCACAACTGGGGCACCAGCCTGCAGGGCCTCTCTGAGGGCGGGTACACCGGCAACATCGGGGTCGCGCATGCAGCCGGGATCGTCCACGGCGACGAGTTCGTCATCAAAGCCACGTCGCGCCGCAGGATCGAGAACGCCATGCCCGGCCTCCTCGACTTCCTGAATGCCAAGGGCCAGTTGCCGATGCCCGGCTATGCGGGCGGCGGTCAGGTCACCGTGGATCAGGTCAAAAAGTACGTACAGCAGCTCTCCGGTGGGCACTACACCCTCGGCGGTCCCCCCGGCCCGACCAACACCGACTGCTCCGGCGCTCAGTCCTGGGTGTCCAACTTCATCACCGGGGCCTCCGGACGGTTCGCCACCGGCAGCGAGGCCGGCGAACTCGCCAAGCGCGGGTTCCATCAGGGCGACCCCCCGTCCGGCACAGCCGCATACTGGATCGGCTGGCTCACCGGAGGCCCCGGAGGAGGCCACACCGCGGGCACCATCGTGGACCCGAAAGGCGGCGACGAGAACGTCGAAATGGGCGGCGCGTCCGGGGGCGGGTCTGTCGGTGGTGGTGCTGCCGGTGCGAAGGGGTTCCCGAACCGGGCATGGATCGAGCTGCTCGGCGCGAACCCGAACGGCGGGGAGCTGCCTCCTGGCATCGGAGGCCCTAACGGAGGCCCTCCGGGGGCTGCTACCTCAACGGGCTCAGTGGGGGCTGCTGCAGGGGCAGGGGGGGGCGGTTTCACCCTCCCTACGTCGTTCTCCGGGCTTGCTGCGACCGGCCTGTCCTCCCTCAACCTGAAAACGAAGGTCAACGACTCATCACCGGAGCGGACACTCGCCATCGGTGATGCGCTCGCTGCAGGGGTATCCGGGCAGGTGTCCTCGGCGCTGGGCGTGCTGGGGATCAGCGACACCCCGCCGATCCTGCAGGCCGCGAGCACCCTGCTCGGGGGGATCTCTGTGGGAGGCAAACCGCTCCTCGACTTCGGGTCCCGCAGCGGGGCAGGCCCTATCGCCGGTCAGAACCCGACCGGCCCCGGTGGCGTCGCTGGGGATCCGAATCAGAACGTGCAAGGCCGAACCCCCGGCCCGGATGGGGGCGGGGCGACGTACAACATTCAGACCGCGACCGTTCAGGACGCATTCCTAGCCGCGCAGCAAAAGGAACGCGAAGCCGCTGCCGCCCGACTTCAAAGGTTCTGAGATGGCACAAGCAACAATCACTTTGGCGTCATCCAACGGCGACTCGGTGATCGTGTCCGGGCCCGGCGATGCATGGCTTGCCGACGAGATCATCCTCGACCAGGACCCCCAAGGCATGTACGACGTGGGATTCTCCGCGAAGACGCAGCAAGGTGCATTCGAGTTTGGGGGCCGCATCACCGGGATCGACGTGCCGGTGCGGACGCCGACGCTGCCGTTCTGGCTTATCCCGGAGTCCCGCAAGCGATTCCAGAAAATGTGGGGATCTCCGGGGTTCTTTCGCACCGTCAAGATGACCTGGGACGGCCCGTCCGGCCCCCGGTTCCTCATGCTCCGGCTGTCTAAAGAGATCCTCTACACCACCGAGGACGGGTACGACGCCGACATCGAGAAGGTGTACCACGCCGTGGTGGTGCCGGTGGCCCTCAACCCGATGTTCGAAGGCGTCGAGGATGCCTCGCAATGGAGTGTGCCGGATGACCGTTTCGACCTGTCCATCATCGGCACCGGAGGCACATACCCCCTAACGTTCGGGGGCAGCACCACAACAGTTTTCAGCGCTGCGATCAGCGCCACGGGCGGGACCTACCCCCTAACGTTCGGGGGGCAAACCACCGCTACGCCGCTCGCCTGGAATGCCCCTATCGCGACCGTGCAGGCAGCTCTCG